ATACACAAAGCATTACCAGACTTCTGTGTGGGATGTAGATCCCGCAACTATATGTGAGGGCCGTCCGGTGGGTCTGCTCTGGGCAAGTCCGGACTGCAAGCACTTCTCCAAGGCCCGTGGCGGTAAGCCGGTCAATAAGAACATTCGCAGCCTGTCATGGGTGGTGCTGAAGTGGGCACTGGATGTCCGTCCCCGGATACTGATGATGGAGAATGTGGAAGAGATCCAGACCTGGGGACCGCTGATCTATATCAAGCGCGGCAATAAAAAGGTGTGGATACCTGACCCGGATCATGCCGGTGAGACTTTCATGGCCTTTATTGGCATGCTGACTACCGGAGTACCGGATGATCACCCTGCACTGGACGAAGCCTGCCATTACCTGCACCTGGAGAAAGAGGATCCCCGTCGGCAACAGCTGATCGATGGACTTGGGTACCGGGTGGAATACCGGGAACTGGTAGCAGCTGATTACGGAGCGCCTACTACCCGCAAGCGGTTTATGCTCTGCGGTCGGTGCGATGGAAAGCCTGTTGTATGGCCTGAGCTCACCCATGCTCCCAGGAACAGCGCCGAAGTAAAAGCAGGAAAGCTAAAGCCGTGGCGGTCCGCTGCGGAGATCATCGACTGGACACTCCCCAGCTACTCCATCTTTGACACCAAAGAGCAGATCAAAGCGAAACACGGTGTCAATGCTATCCGGCCGCTGGCGGATAATACCATGAAGCGGGTTATCTGCGGTGTGGATAAGCACAGCATTAAGAGCGCAAGTCCTTTCCTTGTTACTATGGGATACGGTGAACGGCCGGGACAGGCTCCAAGGGTACACGATATCCGGGATCCCTTGGGTACTGTGGTGGCTAAAGATAAATGGGGTGCGGTAGATCCCGTAATAACTCCATTCGGTGTAGAGTGCAATCACAGCGGCGGTCATATCCTCGACCTCCGCGACCCGCTGAACACAATCACAGGTAAGCACACTGGCGGTATGGCGCAGCCAATCATGGAACCCTTCACCTTCAGCAACACCGGTGGAAGTGTTGGATCTCCCGCGTGTGATCCGGTACATACCATACGCAGCGCCGGTGGTCAGGTATTGGCATCTGCAAGCCTTATGTGCATCGGTCAAACCGGTGGCGGTGACCGCATCCGGGATGTTCGTGAGCCGGTACCCACTGTGGTGTCCAAGCAGGAAGCCTGTCTGCTGTCTGCAAATCTGATTCAGTATCACACAGAACAAACAGAGAATGCCCGGACAGCAGATCTCAGCAACCCGCTGAACACTGTAGATGCATCAAACCGTTACGGCCTTGCCACGGCTCAATTGGTGGAGTATTACGGCAACGGACAGGCTGTAGGTGTTGGAGATCCGTTGCACACTGTCACATCCCATGACCGGAACGCGCTGACCATGGCGCATATTCAGAAGTTCTACGGTGGTGTTATTGGTTCTGAATGTTCAGATCCGCTCCCTACGGTGACGGCTATTGATCACAATGCCCTCTGCGCTGCCCATATCGTCAAATTCAAGCATGACGAAGTGGGTACCAGTCCATCCGATCCTCTGCCAACCATTACGGCAACCGGCAGTTATGCGGAATGCCGTGCGGTGTTGGCAAAGGTCGACGGTACCCAGAGCCTTGGCCACTGGCCGAAGATCCGGGAACTGCTGAATAAGTATTGCGGATATCACATGGCGGAAGATGAAATCATCCTGCTGATCATTCACGGCATTGCCTATTTCATTGCGGATATTCTGCTGCGGATGCTGACCCCTCGGGAACTGTACAACGCTATGGGATTCCCGCCGGACTACATCATTGATGTAGACCACCTTGGCAGACCATATCCCAAGAGCAAGCAGGTCGCCCGGTGCGGCAATGCGGTTTGCCCGCCTATGGCCAGAGCAATGGTTCAGGCCAACCTGCCGGAATACTGCATCGGGATCGATATCAAAACACTGGCCCAGTTCCACAAGACTGTGGCCGTTTAGGAGGAAATATGGAACGACTGACAACGGATACCCCAAAAAACAATTTACAGACAGCCCTGAACCTGTTCTATGCCAAGGACGGTGAAGCATGGGTCAGAGGCGGCGGACCAGAATATGAATACCAAGATGTTCCGCTGTTTACTTATATCCGCAGCGTGATTCAGCACCAAGCGCTTTCACAGCACCTCTGGGAGGATATGGACAATGGAACTCTGGCAGAGGTGCTGACCGAATGGCTTTTCGATGGCCACGAAACAACAGAAGGCATCATTGCCACTCTGTACACGGCAGCATGGGCATTTGCCGAGCTTCGTGCAAGACTTAAGGCCTACGAAGATACCGGCCTTGCACCAGAGCAGGTAGCAGCCTTGAAGGAAGAAAAGCCGATTGAAGCATTTCTGCATCCTATCGATGCTTACGAGGGTCTAAAAGAGAAGTACCTTGTTTTCAAGGCAGACACCGGAGAAAAGGTTATAAACTGCTTTGTTCTTCGCCCTGACAAAGACCCTGCGGCCATAGTTGCACTGAGAGCCTATGCTGAGACCACTGATAATGAAAACCTGGCAGGCGATATTTACATCTGGGTTGGTAAAGGCGAGAAGGCGCAACGGTGGATCCCGGTGACGGAGCGGTTGCCGGAAGAATGGACGGATGTTCTTGTGTGGTCTAAATGTGGATTTTGCGTAGTTGCTGTATCTCTTGGGAGTCATGGCAAGTGGCGTGAAGCATGGACACACATGATGATTGACGATAATACCATCACCCACTGGATGCCACTGCCTGAAGCACCAAAGGAGGGCCAGCAATGACAGTAACAGTTGAAAAGCCGAAGATTGTAATGCTGATGTACCGTCAAGAGCGTAGCGATGAAGACTACGGATCCTGCTTATGGGCACGGTTCAACTTCGACTTAAAGCATTATTCAATGTCCATCGAATCAGACTGCGGGAACTATTCTTATGGATGGACGCCAACACCGGATGCCGAATCATTCCTGCAGCTCTGCGCTCGATTTAACTGGGAATATTTCCTGGACAAGATTTCCTCTCAAACCGTCATTGACGGAAATGCTACCTTCCAGAAAGTGAAAGAACTGATGGAACAGCTTGACGAAGATGTGTTCGCATCCATCGATGAAGTAGGCATGGAGGAAATTGAAAGCGCATGCACCGGCCGCCGTGAAGACACGGAAGCCTATATGGCAATCTGTAGTATTCTGGGAGAATATGGATTCAGCGAGTATGACTCCTACGATGTAGCCTGTTGCATTGAAAAGGATTATCCGAACGGCGCAAAGAAAATAGCACAGATATACCGGGACCATATTCAGCCTTTGGTGAGAAAACTAGCAAAGGATGATGACTATCTATGAGCATGATATTTCTTGCAAAAGGCACTTGCACCTTAGGCATGAACCATGTGGATAAAGACGGTAATGTGACAAGCTCCACATCCGCACAATTTGACTTTGACGATGCCGGCGGCAGTATAGCTGTTGGAGAGATGGATCCGGATACCAATGAAATTGATGCTGAGACCGTATCAATATTTGGCGACTGGGATGCTGCTGGATATTTGGCGGAGGCACTAAAACTGCTGAATCCAAAACGCAAGGTGAACATTCCGGATTTTAAACACCTCATTCAGTCATTGATCAGGCACGACGGTGTTGATATCTGCGATAATTGCTACAACTTTTATAAATGCTCCGACTGCGTTATCAATGATTGGAAGGAGGAAATGGAATGCTAACTATTATTGCAACCATCAAGCCGGTGCATCTTGGTAACATCAGATCTGGAAAGAAGCTTTTCGAAATGCGGAAGACCTGTCCAAAAGATGTGCCGTTCCGTGTGCTCTGCTGCGAAAGCGGTTCTGGCGGTAAGATTCTGGCAGAGTTTATATGCGATCATCCCATGCAGGTAAGGCTGTATGATGGGTGGCCAGAACTAATCTCCGGTGCATGTGTATCCGTTCAACAAGCAGAAGATTATGCAAAGTGCAAGCCCGTGTGGTTTTGGGATATTAACAATATGATCGACTACTGCTCCACCAAGGGGTACAGGGTTAGAAATATTACGGAGTTTGGGCTGAAACGAGCGCCCCAGAGCTGGTGCTATGTGGAGGAATTGGAAGATGGAAAATAAAAAGCGGCTGATTGATGCCAATGCGTTGCAGGATGAAGTACGCAAAAGCAAAGACGGACACAGGCATTTAGACCCTAAAGTTGCAGAAAATCACCATATGGAGCATGATGTTTTTTTGGAACTGGTGGACTATGCACCCACCGTGGATGCCGTGGAAGTGGTTCATGCAAGGTGGGAGAATGTACAAAACGGAAAAGGCTGCTGTTCTAATTGTAATAGGTTGGACAGCATAGACAACCTCGCAACACATTGCAGATATTGCGGAGCAAAGATGGACGGAGAAAGGAAAGACAATGCTTTGCCCAAATTGCAAAAGTGACAATGTGTTCACCATTGACTCCAGACCATTTGAAGAGACGACCAAGCGCAGACGCAAATGTGTATCTTGTGGTTATCGTTTTAACACCATTGAGGTCCAGAAAGAGGAAATGGACGAACTTAATAAAATAAGAACCTGCCTAACATATCTTGCTGGGCAAGTGGAAAGGAGAAAAAATGAGTTATCAACTGGCATTTAAGGTCAAGCATGATTCGGATTTCTACAAGCAATATTTTGCTTCGAAAGATGAGAAAGAAAAGTTTAGGCAGCTCGCAGTTGCTTTCACTGCAAAACACGGCATTGACGGCGATATCTATGTGTCAAAGGTACTGGCGGTAAAACCTCCGCACGGCAAGCACCGTGCTTTTGCTGATCAGACCAAGGTTAAACCGGATAAGGAAGGATTCTACTGGTTTAAGAAGAAATCTCCTATCCGCCAAATGTGGGATGCTGAGGTTGTCCCCCATGTAAACTGGGAGCATATCAATAAGATGGACTTCTGGTGGTGGGGCCATATTCAATGCGGGTCCTATAGTCTGTGGGATCGTGATGGAGAAATCTATGGTTATCTGGAAGATAGAGCGCAAAAGGAAATAGCCCCGGCCGACTTTATGGAGCCTATGAAGATGAGCGAGTATTATGCCATAATCGAGAGTTACGAAGAATGTCCAAAGGAGTGATTTGTAATGGAATACTGGAAGTACAAAGCAAAAGATAAGCTGGAAAACTACCTGGCGCAGAAAGCATCATTGATTACACTTTCGGAGGAAATTGCAAACCTGGAGTCCGAAGCGTATAGCATCAAGAGCGCTACTTCGGATGGTACCCCCGTGAAGGGTGGGGGCAACGGCAGGGAGGATCGTCTGCTATCCAACATCGTTCAGCGTGAGGAATACAAACTGCTGCTGGATCGAGCACAGACATCTGTTGATGGGATCGAGCGTGGTCTTGCCGTTCTGAATCAGGAAGAAAGACATCTGCTTGATGTTGCCTATATTGCAAGAGAGCGTGGATATTTGAAACGCCTGATGAATGAATTGGGGTTACAAGAGACAACTAGTGTGTACAAGCCTATAAACAAAGCCCTCCTCCGGTTTACCGTGGCAATGTATGGCGGGACAGAGAGCTAGGACACTTTTAGGACATATTGACAAAGAAAAATCCTTAGTGTAAAATACAATCAGCAAAATAGCAACGAGAGGTTTGGTACATTTTACCAAGCCTCTTCTTGCGTATTTGTTTGGAATGTAGAAAAAATCTATTATGCTTGAACGCAGCGCCTTTCGATGGTATTATTTTGTCATATCCATGAGAGGAGTGCTGAAATATGGCAGGAAAAGTCGAAGAAAAGAATAACGAGCAGGAAAAACCTATTTGCTTTGTGATTATGCCATTTTCTGATCCAGAGGGATATGAACCCGGGCATTTCAGAAAGGTTTACGACCATATTATTAAACCTGCTATCGAAGATGCTGGATATAAGCCGTTTCGTATGGATGACAGCAAAAAAAGTACGGTAATCCATGCGGATATGTTTGAGCACCTTGTAAACGATCCAATCGCAATTTGTGATTTGAGTTCTAAGAACCCGAATGTGCTATACGAACTTGGCGTTCGCCATGCTTTCGATAAACCTACGGTGCTCTTGCAGGAGGCGGGGCAAACTCCAATTTTTGATATCAATGGCGTGAATACGTTGGCATATCGAAAGGAACGCCGGTATGATGAAGTTTTGGAAGATCGGGTAAAAATCTCCAATGCAATTCGTGAAACTGCAGCGGCTGACAATAAATACTCGTTCATGAATCTGGTGAAAATGCACACTGCTCCTCAAAAGCGGGATGGGCAAATAAGCGGTGAGGAGCGAATCGAGATTCTGCTTAGAGACCTGACACGAAAGGTCAACAATCTAGAGGGCTCGGTTTCAAATAAACAATCTACAGTTCAGTGGGAACCCTTTGATAGCGTCAGCGAAATTGAACTTGCAAAGAGAAAGTTGCAAAGAGTTGCCCGAGAGGCGACTAACATCATTACTGCAGGAAATGCTGGAAAGCATCAATATCCGCCTGTGAATATTGTGGTTGCAATAAAAAATTTGGAATCCGCAATTATTGACTACCAAAGTGTTGGCGGTACAGATGAAGATTTGATACAATATGCAAGGACAAGACTTTTGGAACTGCAACTAGTTAGTAAAAATCAGGAGCAGTTAGTGACAATTGAATAATTTTTACCCCACCCATTTTGAGGTGGGGTAATTTCATTCCTAAAACAGAGAGGTGGTGGAGAATGGCAAAAATCAATCAGGCTATGAGGAAACTGCAGACTGCGCTTATCTGCGCAGGCAAACGCGTGAAGATCCACACGTACCAATTTTTTAGCGAAGATCAAGAGCGGATGGTTACCGTTTATTCCGTCATTCTCCCCAATTGGTCTATCGTGAAGAAAAAGATGGTTGACCATGAGCTGCTGAAGACTTGCAGTACCGTTGAGGTTGTCAAGTTCCTGGCTGAGATGCTGGAGGGACTGCGAAATGGAACTGACTCTTGAGCAGAAAGCATTTGCTGATGAATATATCCGAAACGGCGGAAATGGGACTCAAGCGGCAATCAGCGCCGGATATAGCAAAAAGACAGCGGCAGCACAGGCAAGCCGATTGTTAAAAAATGTTAATGTTGTAGCATATATGGCGGAGCTGCAAGAAAAACTCGACTCTGAGAGCATTGCGTCACTAAAAGAAATACAGCAGTTCAGAACCAGAGTCCTCCGTGGCGAGGAAAAAGACCAGTTTGGGCTGGATGCTTCACTTGCTGACAGGCACAAAGCTGCCGCTGATCTTGAAAAAGCCCTGCGCATCAAGCAAGAGCAGGACGAAAGAAGAGCGGCAGAGAAAGCCGCCAGAGATGCCGCAGCATATCACACAGATCTGCATGAACTAGCTGATTCATTCCATCCACTGATTCGGGACATCCGCAATAAAGGGCACAGGGAGTACCTCTGCGACGGAGGTCGTGGTTCTACAAAGTCAACGACGGTATTCACAATCCTATATGAGATATTGAAAAACAACCCTCAGATGCATGCTCTTGTTGTTAGACAGGTAGCAAATACGCTGAGGGATTCTGTTTATGCGCAGATGCAGTGGAGCCTTGAGAAGCAGGCTGAAAACCCGCTGTTCGATAAAGACAATTGGCAATTCAAGGTTTCTCCGTTGGAGATCATATATAAACCTACGGGTCAGAAGGTATATTTCCGTGGAGCAGATGATCCAGGCAAGATCAAGTCCATCAAGGTTCCTTTCGGGTATATCGGCGTTTTGATCTTTGAAGAGTTGGACCAGTTTGGCGGTGAGGAGCCGGTTCGTAAAATCGAGCAGTCCGCAATCCGTGGCGGTGACGAGGCGTATGTCTTCAAAATGTTCAACCCGCCGATCAGCAAAAACAACTGGGCGAATAAGTACGCAGCAACGCCAAAAGAATCTATGCTGGTGCACCATTCCAGTTATCTGGATGTGCCGGCGGAATGGCTCGGAAAGCCTTTTATAGAAGAAGCGGAGCACTTGAAGCAAGTGAATCCTGATGCTTATGCCCATGAATATCTTGGACAGCCCATTGGATTGGGTACAGAGATATTTAAGCACCTGGAAATCCGGACAATCACGGATGAAGAAATCCAGCGGCAGGAACGCATTTACCAAGGCCAAGACTGGGGCTGGGAGCCTGACCCAAAGGCTTTTATACGCTGTGCCTACAGCCATTCGACTGAAACGATTATGCTTCTTGATGAAATAGGTGGTACATGTATCCGCACAAAGGATATGGCTCAGAAGATCCTGGACAAGGGCTATTCGGATTATGAGATCCGTTGCGGTGTTGATGAGATGGAGCATATCAATGATTTTCGTGATATGGGCTTGGCTGCCCGTCCAGCAATCGTTACGCCCGGTTCTGTTCGCCGTACGCATGAGTGGCTGCAGTGCAGAAAAATAGTAATAGACCCGGCTAGAACGCCTAGAGCCTACAAAGAATTTACCGAATACGAACACGACACGGACAAGAATGGAGAGGTCATTGACGGTTATCCAGATAGGAACAATCACTGGATCGACGCTCTCCGGTATGCCACAAGCCCGCTGTCGATGCGGAGGGGTAACAGCGCATGAGTATTTTTTCAACGATAAAGGGGTGGTTGCAAATGCTCCTAAAAAGCAGAGCAAAAGAAGAATTCAACATAGAGCCGATTTCTTCGGCCTCCGTGGATGCCATGATCGACCTGTGCGCCCGGATATACGGCGGCACACCAGATTGGGCCGATAAAGAAGAGCACATTAAGACAATCAATTTTGCTAAGGTAATTTGTTCCGAAACCGCCCGGCTCGCTACTCTGGGAATCAGTATCCACGCTGACGGATCCGCAAGAGCAGAGTGGATACAAAAGCAAATCGATAGAGTGTATTTCCGGTTGCGCCACTGGGTGGAATATGGTTGCGCTTACGGCACCATTATACTGAAACCAAACGGAAACACCGTGGACTTGTACACCAAGGGCGGCTTTGAAGTCACGCACAAAACCGGTGACGAGATCGACGGCGTTGTGTTCTGCGATCAGGCCCAAGTTGGTGAGAAGTGTTACACCAGATTGGAGTATCACCGCTTTGTGGATGGATTGTACATGGTATCCAACCGGTGCTTCATTGGCGATTCCGAGAATGATACCAAAAAGCCTGTCGACATTGAGAAAACGCCTTGGGCCGGCCTGCTCGAAGAAGCTGCTATGGAGAATGTGGAAAGGCCGCTGTTCGGTGTGTTCCGCACGCCACATGCCAACAACCTGGACATTGCTTCACCTTATGCGCTTCCTGTGTTCTCCGATGCCATCGAAGAGCTGAAGGATCTGGATATTGCCTATTCCAGAAACGCCAAGGAAGTCCTCGACAGCAAGCGAATAGTTCTGGCGGATGATGCGCTGATCACATTCGCCGGTGAGCCTGTCACCAAGGGCGCAGCAGCGGCCCAGAAAAAGGCAAAGGATATGAAACTGCCTGATATGGTCCGCATGGTACGCGGTGACGGCAAGGAAACCTATTACCAGGAAATCAATCCGGAGTTAAACACTGACACCCGTCTGTCGGGCATCAACGCCTTGCTGAGCCAGATCGGATTTAAGGTCGGCTATTCCAACGGATATTTCGTCTTCAACGAAAAGACTGGTATGGTTACAGCGACGCAGGTGGAGAGCGACGATCGGCGCACGATCCAGCTCATTAAAGATGTCCGGGATAAGTTGGAAAATTGCTTGAACGGTCTGATCTATGCCCTGAATGTGTTTGCTGATCTGTACGACCTGGCGCCAGTTGGAGATTACGAGGTTGCATACGATTTCGGAGACATTACCTATAATCGGGACGAAGATCGAGCGCGATGGTGGGGCTATGTGTCCTCTGGTAAGGTCCCTGCATGGATGTTCTTTGTAAAGTTTGAGGGAATGACCGAAGAAGAAGCAAAAGCTATGGTGAAAGAGGCCACCCCGAAACAACCGTCTTTGTTTGGCCAAGAGGAATAACTGAGGAGGGTTGCAAATGCTTGACCCGGAATACTTGCTGCATGTAAGTGAGGGTGGCGAATCGATTGCAGAAACCCTCCACAACGATATAATCAAAAAAATCGTTGAGCGAATTGCCCGCCGGTTAGACCGGGGAGACAATTACATACTCACTGCACAGGATAAGTGGCAAATAGAAGTGCTGCAAGAGGCTGGATTTCTACGCGAAGAAATCGAAAAGGAAATTGCAAAGCAAACTGGCTTGATGCAGGCAGAAATTGCTGAGGCAATGGAAGATGCAGGTGTCAAAGCACTGGAATACGATGACAGCATATACCAGGCGGCAGGCCTCTCACCTACACCGCTTGAGCAGTCCCCGTATTTAATTCGACTGATGCAGCGAGCCTTTGAAGCGACAGTCGGAGAATGGGTCAACTTCACACGGACAACTGCTGATGTTTGCCAACAGGCCTTTATACAGGCCTGCGATAAGGCGTACACACAAGTTACCTCCGGTGCTGTTGGTTATGGTCAAGCTTATGTGGATGCTATCAACGACATTGTGAACGATGGCATTGTTGTCACATATCCTTCCGGACACACAGATACGATAGAGACAGCAACCCTCCGTTGTATACGTACTGGTGTTTCCCAGTCCACAGGTCAGATCACAGACGCGAGAATGGACGAAATGGACTGGGACATTATTCTGGTTTCCTCTCATCTTGGCGCTCGTGTGACGGATAAAGATGATTTTACAAACCACTATTGGTGGCAGGGCAAGTTTTACTCCAAAAGTGGAAAAGATCCACGCTTCCCACCGTTCTCTGTTTGTGGAATGGGTCATGTACAGGGTATCCACGGTGCCAACTGCCGACATTCTCATGGACCCGGGGATGGCAAAAACAATCCCTTCGCGCAGTATGATAGTGAGGAAAACCGCAAGGAATTTGAACTGCAACAGCGCCAGAGGACCATGGAGCGGCGAATCCGCGAAAGCAAAAGAAAGTGTATGGGCCTAAAACAAGGCGTTGACAGCGCCACTACGGCCGATGGAAAGGCAAAGGCGGAAGCGGAATATCAAAAGCAGGCTGCGTTACTGCAGAAAAGAAACCGAGCCTACAACGAATTTTGCGAGGAAAACAACCTAAAGAAGCTGCATGAGCGTATCACCATCGCTAAGTGGGACAGATCCCAAGCGGCAAAGGCGCGGGCGGCTGCAAAAAAAT